TTGGGTGGCCGTTAACTGCACTTTGCGTGGTCTTGCACTGTTGTTGCGTGTAGCTGGTGCTACCACGGAACTCCGGGATGTCGTAGCAGGGGGCCGTCCCTTTTCCATCCCAAAGTAATCAGGAAATACTTCCTTCATGCGTTTGTCAATCCTTGTATAATAATCTTCCGATTTTGGATCAACATTTTCTTGTCTAACCAGTTTCTCATGGATTCCATAAGCAAAACTGGTCATTTCGGGATCACTCCCAAACCATTGATTTTTGGCCTGCCAAGCAACCGCTTCCTCATCTGGAGTCGGAACCTGTGGCCGTTGTTGCTGTTGAGCATACTGCTGTTGAGCATACTGCTGTTGCGCGTACTGCTGTTCAGCTATTTGAGCATCGTAAACTGCTGCATCGCTATATTGCTCCGCACTTGCCGAATCCATTGTTGCTCTGGTCATGGCCTCTTGTGCCTTAACCATTTCGTCTGTGTTGCCCTGCTCGTAAGCCTCTTTGTATTTTTGCTGTGCTGCTATGGTAGCAAAAGCTGCTCTTTCTTCAGCCTGTTTTCCCAAATATTGCTGACCATCGGAAACCAATTGGTTCAAACGATCATTCTCAGATTTAACACGCTGGGCATAAGTAATTGCTTCATCACGCAGCTTGGCAGACTGTTCCTTCTTTCTTCGTTCCTGATGAAAGTCGTACTTCAGCTTGTCGATACGCTGTTTTGCCCTTTTACCTACACTGGCTATTTCCTGATCCACAGATTCATAATTGGTTTTATCCTTCTGTGGTTTGGCTCTCTTGTCTTTTTTTGGAGTATCATCGACAACTTCAATTTCCAATTCTGCTTGGTCCTCAACATCCTCATCGGGCTTGGTGCCAATCTGTGATTTGATTCCCAAAAATTTCTCTTCGGAACTCATGCCTGTATCTTCTTGTATTGTTTGTTCTGCTTCACTCATACTTTTTCTATTCCCCTTGGATCATCGACTACCGCCTCAACATTGTCGTCATTGATCATACGAAACTCCTTGCCATAAATCTTGATGCGCGTACCACTGAAAGATCGAAACAAGACAAAATCTCCAACCTGACACCAAGGCCCGGTTGGAAACCTTGTTTCATCCTTGTAGCAGTCAGTTCCCATCTTCATAACAAAGCCGACTATACTGGAGACTTCCTCATAGTGCAGGGTTTCCTGCGCCTTGAGAATGCCACCTTCAGTCTTTTCTTCCTTATCAGGGATTGCAATTAGGATTCTATAGCCAGTAGGCTCCGGCAACTGGGTTGCCTGTTTCTGTTCAATATTGTCATCAATATTAAGAGCGGTTTCCATTGATCCTCTCTTTGCGCGAAAATAAAAAAGGTTTCGCGTTCCTTTATTTTAAATCCAGCATCTGCTGAATTAGAGTCGTTCCAATTCCTCGATTATATCCAAGAACTCACGCTCTGCGAGGGCTAACCCCTCGATTACACCTGTTTGATGTTTGTATTCATCAAAGTCGGTGCAGCTTCCAGTAGCGATATTATCAGCCTTATCGTTCATTAGGTCTCGCAATTTCGACTTAAATTTATCGATTAGCGAACTGCCAATAAAATCACTTCTAGCCATCATTATTACCAGATGTTATGTCAGATGCAAGTTTTGCTGCAATTTCTGCGGCCTTGGTTGCTTCTTCACTGGTTATCTTGTCTCCTTCAGTTTTCGCTTCAATTATGTCACTGAGCAACCTTTGCTCCAGTCCAGACTCGGCTATTGTCTCTTGCGATTGAATCCTCTCAATCTCAATAGCATCCTTGGCTTGGGCTTTCTGCATATCAACCTGAGCTTTCATCTGGTCGGCCTGTGCCTTGCGTTGCACTTCGGCTTCCTTGATGTCCAGCTCACGTTTCTTGGCTTGAATCAATGGGTCTTCCATTTGTTCCTGAATCTTCTGTTGCTGTGCTTCCATCTGGTGTTTCTGCAACAATCTCTCTGCTGCTTCTGCGACCAATGTGGAGAGGCGTTTTTCAATAGTTTCAGGCAAAGGCTCACCCAATGGCGGTAGTTCTGTACCCAATTCCAATTCAATTTCGACTCTGTACTGGAACGCCAAATGCTCGCGGATATGAGCTTCGACTGCTGCCTGCAATTGTTGCATTCCCTGCGGATTGTTCTCACCCATCTTCGCCAACTCAGGGTCCTGCATTGCAGTCATGTGTACGGTAATGTGCGCTTCCTGATCCTGATACTCAAATGCCTTGACTGGTCTGCCGTTTATCATGTTCATGTTTTCTGTAATCGGATCGGCTGGTTGAACCTCATCTTCTGGCGGAATAATCTTGTCGGCATCACGGATACCAAGTGTATCCAACATTTGCCTGTGCAATTCCGGCAGGTTATACATTTCTGGAGACTGCGATGCCAATTGCAATGCAGCCTGATATTGCATAATCCGTTGTGCCATTGTCGCTGAGTTCGGATCAGAAACAGGCATCACATCGATTCGGTCATCAAAGTCTTCTATCTTAATGCCTGCTTCCGCTTCAACCTCATAGGGGTACTGAGGTGAAGTAAAATCCTTGATCACCTTCACCAAAATATTAAATTCCTGTCGCATCGAGGCATGGAGTCTTGACTGGATTGCGCTCATCACTTTCATCGTGCGCTCCAGAATTGCCAGTGTCGTACCAACAGGTGCTTCTTGTTTCATGTCGGCTACATTGAGATCGGAAGCACTGGTAAAACGCCTGCCTTCCTCGACAATGTTGCTCAATAACTGGTACAGGACTGTTGACGGCTCCTTGTAAGGCAGGAACGAAATATTGTCCCTGATTGCCCCACCGGGAACATCCACATCCCGAAACTCACCCGGCATAATCGGGGTGTCATCGCCCTTGATCCTTAATCCTCTGGACTTCAGACCACCGGGAAGATTCGATAAAGTACCTGCATCCACCAGTTGTCTTAACAAAGAGGTGGCTGATTTTGCCAATCCGCCAATCAAATGCACCAATCCAAAGCCATAAAACCCGATTCCGGGCAAATATTGGTAGTGGGCGAAATGCTGGCGCATCATCCTTTTTTCATCCTCTTCGTACCAATTCCTGCGAACCGAGAGCACAATATTGCTGGAACGATCAATCGTCACCACATAAGGCAACGCAATGCCCGTCTTTTTTCCTGTCTCATCGGTGTCTTCAAATCCTTCAAGGTCTATATTGACCATCATTTCCAGCAATGTGTAACGATTATCAAGATCGTAAGAGGAACTGTCTCCGGTCAACTCATCGTATTTCTTCCTGATGTCGTCTGGATCGGGGGCAGCATCGGGAAGGTCAACATCCCGATAAAACCCAGATACCTGCAATTTACGCACATCGTTGGAGGTTTTCTTCATCACATGGGTCGCCCGATCCGCCATCTGCAAATCGGTTGCCCCATAAGACACAATAAAATCTTCTGCGGGAACGAAAATAGCACAGGGTCTCCCCATGTTCGAGTCGTAATAGACTTTCCTGAAAGCCGATCCCGCCAAAGGCAATGAGAACAACAGCTTCTCTGTCTCTGTCCTGTACTCTGTCATTTTGTCGGTCAACAGGTAATTCATGTAATTCTGCACCCGCATCGCCTGCTGTTCCTTTTCCTTGGTGTCCAGTCCAAGAACCTTGGTGTTGACTGGTCCAACCGAGGGAAATATCTCGGTAATCGCTTGACTCTGGAAACGCACCACCGCTTCGGTAAGCATCGGGTGAAACACCCCGCAGGCACCGGGCCACGGCAGGGTTCGGTCTTCTATCTTCAACCCAAGCTGGTCAAGCCCCTTGATATAGGTGTCCTCCCATTCCTTGCGGGAATCACGGTCCCCTTGGTATTGCCCGATCAATTTTGAAGACATATTCTGCAATGCATCCTCGCTCATCTCATCGGCAAGGTTGGAAAAGAAATCACCAGTCTGTTCAAAGGCATTGGGATCAAAATCAATCAGCATCCCGCCATCTTCTGTTTCTATTGCCGAAGCACCATCAGTCTCTATATCTACTTGCATAGGTGGAGTAAGGTCTTCCTCTATCGGGAAGGGTGGAATTATTCGTTCAATTGCCATTGCTAAATTTCATTTCATCCTTTTTCCACAGCTTCAAATCACGCATATCCAATTCTTTCAATTTGACTATTGGTTTGTTTTTTTCGATTAGCGTATAGCCTCTCTCATCTGGATATATCAGGGTTCGTTTCTTTTTCATAAATTAGTAATACTCCGCTTTGCTTGGGTAAAATGGTTCATCTTCCTCGTCACTGTGTAAACTGACGAAGCCGCCCTGACGAAATCGTAACAGGGCTTGGGTACTGGAGTCCACTAAGTCATCGTGTTCCGCATTCGGAAACGCTGCAAATTCCTCGATCACTTCCTCTGCCCATCGGGTGTCTGGTGCCCAGACCACGCCAGTGGCAAATAAATCGGATACCGCGTTGACCCTTGAAATCTTGTCGTTTCCACGGCTCGGTGTGTATTCGGAAACTGGAATCCCCATCTGTCTCAGTTCAAAGATCAGGGGGGTACCTGCGGCTTTTGCTTCGACTACAAAGGCATCAGGTTCATACTTCTGCCACATTTTGTAGGCTACTTTTTTCAGTTCTGGAAACTCCAGCCGTTCCTTGAATGCATCCAG